CTCCTCGAGGCGAACATCGCAGCGTTCCGCATCGGTGCCACCGTGATGAACACCAGCAGCGGCGAGAACATGCAGCTCCCGAAGCTCACCACGCACGCCATCGGCACCCAGGTGTCCGGCCAGGGCACCACCATCGGCGGTACCGACCCGGTGATGGGCCGCGTGAACCTGAACACCTACAAGTTCGGCCAGCTCGTTCGTGTGAGCTCCGAACTGGTGCAGGACGCTGCGTTCGACATCAACTCGTGGCTCGGCGGTGACCTCGGTTACGCCCTGGCTCGCGTCGTCGACGCCGACCTCGTGGTCGGCACCGGCACCAACGAGCCGGTCGGCATGACCGTCCTCGCCGGTGCGGGCACCAACGCCCCGATCAAGACCGGTGGCAGCCTGATCGCTCCGACGGTGGAGAAGTTCATCGACCTGCAGTACAGCGTCAATGACCAGGCTCGTCAGAACGCCTCGTGGCTGATGCACGACACCACGGCGGGGACCATCCGCAAGCTGCGTGACGGCGCAGGCGGCACCGTGGGTGCCTTCCTGTGGGAGCCGTCGCTGACCGCCGGCTTGCAGACCGGCCAGCCTGACCGCTTTTTGGGTGCCCCGGTTTTCACCGACCTGAACTGCGCACAGGCCGGCTCCAACGCCATCCTGGCCACCTTCGGCGACTTCAGCGAGTACGTCATCCGTACCGTCGGCAACCCGGTCATCGACTCAAGCACCGAGCGGTACTTCGATACCGACGAGGTGGGTTTCCGGGGCCGTTGGAGGGTCGGCGGCAACCACCGCCAGCCCGGCTACCTGAACACGCTCGTACAGAACGTGTGACCTGAGCAGGGCGTATCTGCCCTGATGAGCATCGGGATGGGGCATCACCTCAAGTGGTGGTGTCCCATCCCGTGCTGCCCTCAGACCTTGATTTGTAGGAGAAATCATGGAACAGAATGTTTTGTCGCCCAATGTCGATCGTCGCGTTGGGCGAAAGAACGGCGCGGTCCGACACAATGCCCAAGCCTGCAGCGTTCCCGATTGCGAGAATCGCTCACACGCACGAGGGCTGTGCACGGGCCACTGGCGGCAATGGTCCAAAGGGCTTGAGCTAACACCATTGAAGAAGTACCACGCCGTTCGAGACGGATTGAAGTTTTGTCCTGACTGTGGTCAGACGAAGCCCGTGGCAGCCTTCCAATCGAAGACCGGTGCAACGTTCCAGTCACGGTGCGCATCTTGCGTCGGAGTTCGGATGCGGATGAAGACGTTTGGTCTCACTCGTGACCAAGTGGTCTTGATGCTGGCTACTGGCTGTGAGGTTTGTGGCGACAAACCCGACAACACAAGATTCATTCACATCGACCACGACCATGTCACCGGCCGTGTTCGCGGTGTCCTCTGCCACCCATGCAACACAGCCTTGGGCCTGCTGAACGACAACGTTGACCGCCTCATTGCGTTGGCTGCGTACGTCGAACATCACCAGTCCTAACCCATTCGCCTGGCAGGGGCGAGTGCAGCGAGGGCCATTCGTGGCCCTCGCTGCGCGCATACCTGCCACACCTGCCCACCCCTGCCAAGGAGTAACTATGCCTGTGCACAAGATTCCTCGTGGAGCGATCCACGAGAATTTAACCCAGCTTGAACGCGAAGGTGAATCGGTCGTGTCGGTCACCCCGGTCGGCCGACACTTCGTTGTCGTGACCCGGTTCCACACCCCGGCCGAGTTTCGCCCGGCGCATCGCCTGGACAAGCTCACCCACGCCTCACGTGTCGGTGCGCCCGAGCAGCGTGCCGAGTGGGATCGTGACCCACTGCTGCATTCGTTCGTCACCGACCAAGTGGTGGTGGACGAATGAAGATCCTGATCCACTCCAACGGGCCCACGTCCAAGACCGGTTACGGCGTGCAGACACAACTGCTGGTCGACCGGCTCGTCGCCGACGGCCACAAGGTCGCGGTGTCGGCCACCTACGGCCAGCCCGCAGGTACCGGCCTGGGCACCTACGTCACCCCAACGGGTGTCAAGGTCGAGGTGTTCCCGTCGTGGTTCCTCACGTCGGGCGACGACGTGATCGGCGCACACGCCAAGCACTTCTTCGGTGCCGACGAAGGCTGGATCATTCCGCTGATCGACGTGTGGTCGTTGCAGTCCCCGAACCTTGCCGCTTTCAACGTGGCAGCGTGGGCTCCGGTCGATCACGAACCGGTGCCCGGCATGGTGCTCAAGTTCTTCGAACGCTCCAAGGCCCGCTGCATCGCCATGTCCCGCCATGGTGAGTACGAGTTCAAGGTCGAGGGCTTGAACCCGGCGTACATTCCGCTCGCCGTCGACACCAACGTCTACAAGCCGACACCGACCGCCACCATCGACGGCCGCACGGTGACCGGTCGCCAGTTCCTCGAGGTGCCCGAGGATGCGTTCCTCGTCGGCATGGTCGGCATGAACAAAGACCCGCATGACCGCAAAGGTTTTGGGCCGGCGTTCCAGGCGTTCGCCGAGTTCCACAAGACCCACCCGAAGGCGATCCTGTTCGTGCACACCGAGAAGTCGGGTACGGGTGGCGGCATCAACCTGCCCGAGTTGGCCCGGTTCTGCGGCATCCCCGACACGGCGATCCGCTTCACGAACCAGTACGCCTATATGATCGGGTTCCCGCCGCCGCTGATGGCGCTGATGTACTCGGCGTTCGACGTGTTGCTGCAGCCGTCGGCCGGCGAAGGCTTCGGGGTTCCGCTGATCGAAGCGCAAGCGTGCGGCACCCCGGTGATCACGACGAACTTCACCGCCCAGGCCGAGCTGGTCGGCGCAGGTTGGAAGGTCGGCGGCGAACGACAGTGGGACGACGCCTCACGTGCGTGGTACATCAGGGCAAGCATCACCGAACTGGTCGACCGTCTGGAAGCCGCCACCCGGCCACCTTCAGCCGAGTTGAAGCTGGTCGCTCGCGACTTCGCCCTGCAGTACGACGCCGACCACGTGTACGACACGTACTGGCGCCCGTACCTGCAGACGTTGGACACCCGCCCGCCTGCCGTGAAGCCGAAGATGAAGGACGTGGCGGTACTGGTCCCGGCCATGCAGCGACCGCAGAACGTCGCCCGCCTGGTCGACTCGTTCCGCAAGTCGAACGACGGCACCGCCCACCTGTACTACATCCTTGACGAGGACGACACCGAACAGATCGCCGCCGTCGAAGCCAAGGGTGTCGTGTGGTTGCCCGCTAAACGGGGCACGTCGTACGCGTCGAAGAACAACGAAGGGTTCGCCCGTACCGCCGAGGATTTCGTGTTCCTTGCCGGTGACGACGTGGAGTTCACGCCCGGTTGGATTCAGGCGGCCCGAGAGCTGTCGGATCGTTACGACGTGATTGGCACCAACGACAGCGAAGCCGGTCGTGTGCGCAACCCGAGAGTGGCAGCAGGCAAGCACGCCGACCACTTCTTCGTGCGCCGCTCCTACGTTGAAGAACACGGTGCCAGCCTTGAAGGACCGGGCATCCTGTTGTTTGAAGGGTATTACCACTTCTACGTCGACATGGAAATGATCCAGTTGGCAAAAGCTCGAGGTGTCTGGACCCCATGTCTCGACTCGGTGGTCATCCACCACCACCCCGGCTTCGACGGCCGGGAGGATCTGCGAGAAGCCGACAAGGCGTATATGAAGGCCGTGGAGTTCTCGGAGATGGACAAGATCGCTTTCTCCCGTCGTGCCGGTCTGATCGACCAGCACAACGTGACCAAGAAGGACATCTGGTCATGAGCCGCCCACTGATCATCGACACGTTCCCGATCAACAACGAGCTGGACCACCTGCAGATGCGGCTCGAGGAGATGGATTCGGCCGTCGACTTCTTCGTCGCTGTCGAGGCCGACGTCGACCACCAGGACCACCGCAAGCCGTTCTACCTGTCGGACAACCTGGAACGGTTCTCGGCGTGGTCGGACAAGTTGATGGTGGTGCGTGCGACCGGAATGCCGACGCACGCCGCCGACCCAGATCCCTGGGCCCGAGAGTTGGCACAGCGCGAGTACATCATCGAAGGGCTTCGGGACATCGCCCGCAAGGCTGACCTGAACCACGAAACGATCCTGCTCCACGGCGACCTTGACGAAGTCTGTCGGGCGGTGGCGGTGCGCAACGTGCGACCCAAAGACACGTACGTGAGCTTCGACCAGCGACTGCACTGCTTCGCAGTTGACTGGCTCCACCCCGAACCCTGGGCTGGGACCGTGGCCGCCACACTGAACCAGTTGATGGGTCTCGGCCGTAACCCGTTCCAGAAGCTGCGCAACACCCGCAACGCCAACCCGGCGCTGGCCGATTCCGGTTGGCACTTCTCCTGGTTGGGTGGCAAGGAAGCGGCACTGAAGAAGCTCGGTTCGTTCTGCCATCCCGAGATCGCAGAACGCACCCTCGTCGGACTGACCACCGACCTGTACCTGCGCGAAGGCTTCCACGTGGACGGCCGACGCATGACCCCTGTTGACGTTGACGACACGTGGCCGGCGTTCATCTCCGAGCGTCGCTGCCCGAGCGAATGGTTCCGCCCCCGATGACCTTTACCGAAGAATGGTTCGACTCCACATCCCAAGACCGCCTTGCCGCCCTCGGCCGGGAGGTCGACAACGTTCACGGCCTGATCATCGAGATCGGTTCCTGGGAAGGTCGCAGTACGTGCGTGCTCGCCAACGCCATCCGGCCCCGGCCGGTGATCGCTGTCGACACCTGGCAGGGTTCACCCGGCGAGATCAGTGCCGATCTCGCTGCCAAGCGTGACGTGTACGGCCAGTTCCTCACGAACGTGAAGGTGTTGACGAGCGGCAACGTGTACGTCGCACGTCAAGATTGGCGCGAGTTCGTCCCGACGATCAAAGACCCCGTCGCCCTGTGCTTCATCGACGCCGAGCACACCTACACCGAAGTGCGTGACAACATCGCAGCGATCCTGCCGCTGATGTCACCCGATGGGATCATCTGCGGCGACGACGCAGGCCACCCACCGGTACGGGAAGCGGTGCTGGAGATGTGCCACCCGAACGACGACGTGCTGGTGTCCGGCAACGTGTGGTCGTTCAAGGTGCCGGCCAACTACACCGCCAAGCCGACCACGACGTTGAAATCGCTGTACGAACAGCAGTGCGTCACACCGTCGGACGTCTACCTACACCTGCCCCGGTTCGTGGAAATGGTGCAGCAAGGCAACGCCACCAAGGTGCTCGAGCTGGGCACCCGTACCGGCGTGTCGACCATTGCCTGGCTCCACGCCCTGGAAGGCACAGGCGGTCACCTGTGGTCGGTCGACATCGACGCCAAGCCCGCCATTGGTCACTGGCCGAACTGGACGTTCATTCGTGGCAACGACGAATCCGACGAGGTGCTGTCGCAACTGCCCGACAAGGTCGACATCTGCTTCTTGGACACGTCGCACCATTACGAGCACACGCTGCGCGAACTACGCCTGTACAAGTCGCAGGTGAAGCCAGGCGGCCTGATCGTCTGCCACGACACCGAACTGCCCGTACCGGAGGGCGCACCGTTGACCGATCCGATCTACCCGGTGAAACGGGCGATTGAAAAGTTCGTCGCCGAAACCGGGTTCCGCTGGATCAACATCCCCGACTGCTGGGGCCTAGGCATCATTGAGGTGGTCTGAGTGACGCTCACGAACGCATACGCAGCGCTTGACGACCTGTACGCCGAGCTCAACATCAGCACGTCGCAGTACGACACCAAGCTAGAAGCGGCACTCAACGCTGCTTCACGGCAGATCGACGGCCACACCGGCCGGTTCTTCTACCAGGACGCCGCAGTCACCGCGCAGACGTTCTACTCGGACGACTACCTTGAGTGCACCACCGACGACATCTCAACCACGACCGGGCTGATCGTCAAGATCGACAACGATGACGATGGCGTGTTTGAGACGACACTGACGCTCAACACCAACTACATCCTGCTGCCCACCAACGCAGCATCAAGTTGGCCCGTCATGCCGTACACGACGATCCGGCTGGTCGACTCGGGTATCAGCGTGTTCCCGCAGTGGAGCTCGGGCCGACCCAACACACAGGTCACCGCCAAGTTCGGTTTCCCAGCCATCCCCGACTACGTGGCGAAGGCGTGCCTGATCCAAGCCACGATGCTGTTCAAGTCGTCCGACGCCGCAATGGGTGGCCTGTCGTTTGAGACG